GAGATTACCACGAACTGGAATATAAAAATCTTCTAACATGTTTTGCATGTTATATTTTAAGTTATAATCTCCAGTTGCTGGATCCATATATGGAGTACGTTTCATTGTATTAACAGTTTTTTGCATAAATGCTTCTACTTCTGTAGGTGCAATACCAGCAACATTAATGTAAAATACACGTTTTTCAGGCGCTCTAACAATACGATGAATCAACATCGCATCTTCCATTAAAGCATATTGTTTATACAATTTACGGCCAGGTTCTAAATAGCTTCTACCATAAGGTAAATAATTAGTATCTGATAATAAACGAAAATGAGCCATTTCATAATTATCAAAGTAAATAGATGAAGGGCTATCTGTATTTGGAACACCATAGTATCCTGTAGTAACACCTGCTAAACCATTTATGTCATATCTAAATCTTACTGATGCTGGATTTTCTCTGTCAAATGCTTCTTGTCTTTCAATATGATAAGCTGAATATGGGATGATATTATATACACCATATTTATCTGCAATTTCTAGTTTTAAGAAAAAGTCACCATATTTACACATTTGGCGAATCCAAGACCATAAATTAAATTCAATATTTAATACATCATAGAATAAATTATATAATATTTTTTGAATATCCTCGTCACTTGATTTAATATGAAGTACTTCTCCGTTTTCATTTTTAAGTGTACTTTCATCAGAAATGATATCTAAAGCTGAAGCTATAATAGCGTCACCATCCATTACATCATACTCAGAATATAATTGAGTACGTAATGTTTGATAGTTAAAATTTTGCTGTTGACCATATAATGAAGTAGGACTAGTAGTATAAATTCTTTTGAATCTATCTACTAATGAATTAGTTTCTATCTCTCCGGATTTTTGGATATTGTTAACATCGACAACTCGTAGTTGATCTCCGCCTGTGTTTCTAATAACGACATCTGTTGAGAATAATCGTTTTAATCTAGTAAATATGTTTGTCTCTGCCATTGTGTTTATAAATATATTATAGTAACCATTTAGTACTTTCTTGACTTCCGTTTACATCCATTGTCCAATCGTTTCCGTATGGATTTGCTGATGAATATGCACCTCCGTTAAATTGTGTTTTAGTAAAGCTATTAATTGTTGCTTTAGCCATTTCACTTCCTTGTAAATTTGATTTTAAAGCTGTATCTCTTACATACATTCCAATACCAAAACTCATTATTAAATCATCGTTATATCCTGATTGAGCTTCTGGTCTTCCATTCTTCCAAATAAAGACTTTCATTTCCTCAATTAATCGTTTAGATTGTATGATAACACTTTTGTCTCCTATATACTCTCTAAACTTGTTTATAACCATTGGTCGTGTTTTTAATGAATTAGTAAAACCAGCTGTTAAGTTGCTGTTGTCACTATACTTATCAAAATACGTAGAAGCATCTGCTTTATCACTCTTAGATGAAAAGTACATGTTTTTGTATCCTCTATCCAATATTGTTTGTATTGTTGACCAACCTATATTAGCGTTTTCAACTACTAATAATGCTTCATTATATTCTGTTGCTATACCTACTAATAAATGTCCAAACTCAGTTGTACTAAGTTGACCTTTATATTCACCTACTTGTGTGTTAGTTTCTATGTCTATAATATGAAACGCAGAATAATCCTTAGAATCTCCACGAGCAACGTCAGCTACAACCATGTAAGAACGACTATAATCAACCGGTTCCCATATCCATAAGTTTTTATCAGCACCACGTCTTTCTATAGGTTCCTTCATATATGTTTTTTCATAAAACTCTATATATTCTGGAAAGAATACTGTATCTCCTGATGTTGCAAAATCACAATCACATTCTTGGGCTGCTAATCTAGGATCACCTAATAATTCATCTTGTAATTTTCTCCATTCTTCATTTCTTTCAGGATGGACATACCAAGGTAATTTTATAGGTAAAAATTTATTCGGATTATTACTGGTATCAGCTTCTGCTTTTACCCATGTTTGATGAAACCAATTTCCTGTTCCGTATGGAGTAGATAAAACTATAGCTCCACCACCAGTTGCTAATGTTTGTTGAGCAGAAGCCCAAATCTCACCTATATTATCAATAAAAGCTGCCTCATCGACTAATAGTAAAGATACAGCTTCGGATCTACCTGCGTCACCTGCTGCTGAAACTGCTTTAATTTGAGAACCATTTGATAGTCTTAAACTTAATTTATTATTTTCATCTGCTGGTATCTTAAGCCATGCTGGTAAGTTATCATACATAAATCTTACTTTTGTAACCATGTTTTTTGCAGTTTCTTGTTTTGTTGCTAAACATAGTACATTTTTATCTTTATGAAATAACATTAACCATAATGAATAACCAGCTGCTAATGTAGATATACCTAACTGACGAGATTTAAGAACAATAGAATATGGATTTTCTTTCCATAAATTAAGAACCTTACCCTGAAATGGATATAGGTTAAACATTATTCTACCACGTTGAGGATGTTGTATAAAACAATACTTTTTCATGAAATGGTCTGGTGATTGAAGACATTTCAAGTATTCTTCTTTGATTATTTGTTTGTAATCAGGCATTTATTTTCCTATTTTCCAATACATTCTTATAGATAATGAGGGTTGAAGATTTTGATTAACTTCCAATCCTAATCCAAATGCTTGGTTAGTTTTAGTCTTATATAATAATTCAGGTCCTAGGCTTATGTTAGCTCCAGCTTTAATTCCTAAACCATAATATAATTGTGACTTATTTATAACTGTTTCTTTAGTAATAGTAATTGTAGGATATATTATTTTATAGTCTACAATACGAGATAATATTTGATTCTTTGTAATAGAATCATTCATAACAATTGTAACACTATCTGTACTTATAGTATCACTATACGCGTATATTGCGTAGTAATCTTTAAGTATAGCGATAGTATCTATTGGAACAGTAAAGGTATCGATATCAATTTCAGTACGTGTTTTCCATTTAGGAATATAAACGGGAGTTGTTTTATTTATTGTATCCCATTTAATTTCTGTTTTAATAGTAGTTTCAGTTACTACATCATTTTTATTACAAGCCCTTTGTAGTAGCAAAGCTACTACAAGGACTATTATAATAATGTATTCAAATTTAAATTTCATGATTATGATATAACATTGCTAACTAAATCTTTAACGTTTATTCCTCTTGATTTGAATAATTTTATGATTTCTGGTTTAGCTATAATTTGTTTTAATACTGCCATATCTAATGATTTAGATCTTTGTGACATAGGCATTTTTTCTAATTTAGTGGCTTTCGCAATAATAGCTTTATTTAACTTTTCAAATTTTGCTTTTTCATCACTACCTAATTTTTCAGCTCCTACATTACCAAATTCTTTTTCTGCTGCTACAACATCTTTATCTGATGGTGCTTCTTGTTCAAAATCACTTTCTTCACTATCATCAGTTGAAGATGGTTTTGGAGTTTTAGCTGGTTTTTCTGCTTTAGGCATTACTGATACTGGTTTTTCTGCTTTAGGAGCAGCAGCTTTAGGTGCTTTTTCAACAAAATTTGCATCTGTTTTAGTAATACCTCTATCTGCTAAATCAGCCATTAATTTTCTAAATGGTGGATTATTAAATGTTGCAGGATCTTTTTTAAGATCTTTAGCTAAATCAGCTATTGATAATTCACCGTTATCTAATAAGTACTGTAATGCTAATTTAGTATTACCTTTAGCAGCATCAATAACTTTTTGTAAATTTGATTTTTCAGCAGGTACTAAATTATAAATTACTTTAGCACGAGCCATTTCATCTAATTCTTCTTCTTCTAATGTTACTGAATCTAAATTTTTATCTAAAGTCTTTAATGCTGATTTTTTAGCATCAGAAGAAAGAGTAGATGTTTTTGGATTTTTAATAAATTCATCTTTAGAATCTTTACCAACATATGTTTCTTCTTTTATAACATTTTGAATTTCTTCTCTAATAATCTTAAGTAATGTTGTGTGTTTCATGTTTAATGTTTATGTATAAATATTATAAACTTATTGACTGTAATATTTTAGCACATCTTTCCTCAGTAGAACCAGATAATTCTACTACTTTAATTGGTGGGTATTCTTTTAACATTGCTTTAATAACAGCATCAATTTTCATTCTATAATCAGGATCTGTTGTTCTAATACCATTATCTTCAATTTCTACACCTTCAGGTGATACATAAAATATTATATCATACTTATCAGTCAATAACATTCCTGTTTTAACTAGTGTTTCTTTATTATGCCATACTATAGACTTAGAACTAAAAGTAAATGCACATACGTCATATATTGTTCTATCTGATATAATATTTTCATTCATTAGTTCAGCAGCCCTTTCAGCCATGAATACAAACTGTCCTAATAATGTAGAATCAGTGTTTAATGGAATACCTAAATCATTTAAGTATTTACTACGTTCAGTAGCAAATTTATAATCTTTAAATTGCTCCATTTCTTTTAGAGCATTTACTAATGTAGTCTTTCCTACACTCATTGTTCCTGCAAAACCTATTCTCATATTATGTTCTTGATTTAATTGCTGAATTTTTATAAAACGGTAAACCTGTTAATTGTTTTTTACGTTCTTTCCACTCTTTCTCAGTGAATTTAATACCGTATAAATAATATTCACGTTTTTTATTGTTACCTTCAGGTATTAATGCTGGTCCTTCCCAGTTATGGATTTTTCCATCCCATATATGCATTACAGTACCATCGGCTTTAGTTAATTTTCTTGATTGAGGGAAAGGTGTTTTTGTCATGTATATAATATAACATCCTTTCCCCTAATAGCCAAACTAGCCTATATGTTTTGTATGTAGATACGAAAATCTTGTAATACAGTTTTTGATTTAGTTTGTGCTTTGTTTATAGCTTCAGTCAATACTGATTCTAAATCAAATTCAGATTCTGTAATTAAGTTTTTGTTAAATTTAGTTAATGTGTTTTCAGCGATGATTAAAAATTCATCATCGTCACCGTAATCCTCAGCATCATTTAAATATAATTTAATATATTCTTCTAGTTGCTTTTTTGAATTCTTCATAAATTATTGTTTTTATTAGTTTAATAGTTTCTGTTACTTTTTGTACTTGTGAATTTAACCATTTTAAACGCTCACCAAATCGTTTACCTTCCATTGGTTTTTGAATATGATCTTCAGGAATATATTTAAGTAAAGGTTTCATATATTCAGAACCTGTTAAAAATATAAAATTATCTTTCTCAGGAGAAATGCCTTTAGACTTCATTTGTTTGAATGTTTCTTCACCCCATGCTTCTTTTTCATCTTTAGGCATTTCCTTAAGTGTTTTTTCGTATGGAGCCAATTCTTTATCAAGAGGTACTAAGTGATGCTTAGCAGATAATATAAACATTTTATCTGGTTTTAATGACTTACCATACTCTAACGTTTTATTAAACATTGGTGACGCGGAGTATAGTTCCTGTGCGGGAGCTGAATGGTCAAGTTTTGATTTAGTGCAACTTAAGAGTACAATTGTAGACATATTATTTTGTCAATAAATATTCAGCAACATATATTCCATGCGCTCCTGATACAGTAATTCCTCTTGCTGATAATGCATCACCTACAAAATGTACGTTTGGATATTGATTTAATGATAGATTATCATAATTTACAAGTGGTTCAGGGGATAAATATTTTATCTCCGGTATATAGATTCCATAATCATCACCAAATTCAAATATTTTGTTCATATCTTCAATAAACTTTTCAATATTTTCAAAATAACCATCCATAGCATTTCTAATATTATCTAATGAATGTTTAGATATTTCCCAAGCTGATACTGTTGTACCTTCAGATGTTAATCCGGGTTTACGAGTCATATTAGGTGAATAATATAACCCAGTTTTATTAGCTTGACATGATTCTACTACTCTTCTTGACCAAGAAAATGGATCTTCAATACCTTTAATTTCCATCAATATACCAAAATTGGTCATATTGTTTCTATATTCTTCGCCTTTCTTTGCATGGCCATTGTAACTAACATCACCATAAGTTTCTTCAACAGCCACAAAG